AGTAATGATTTAAGGCTTTGTGTAGAATCCGGCACTGGGGTTACCTCTCCCTATAAATAGCTATCTACGCAAAAAGCAAGGGCTCCCGAAGGAGCCCAAGTCTATCTGGCATATTCTTTTGGAATAGATGGCTGATTAGAGGGGGTCAATTCTTGATAGTTTGAGTTTGACTTACCACTTGAAGCTTTCTTAATTGCTTCAGCTTCCATCTCAAGCTGCTTAATAGTCCGCTGAACAAACCATCTTCTCAGCCCTAGAGGCAAGCTGTAAGCCTCTGAAAAACTCCAACCGCCGTTATACTTGAGGAAGAAAATTTCTTCATAAACTCCCTCGTTGTACTCATCGGTCAGGCCAAAAAAAGTCCGCAGTGAGCGGCACCTCCATATCTTGTGTGTGCCCACAAGCAGAGCAAGAGAAGTGCTGTGTCAAATCAACATTGGGGGTAGCCATCTTGATAACCATTCTTAGGTGACGAGAATCAGATGATGGTAGATTATTAGCAACATAAGTTCTTGCTTGTTGTGAAGAATCCCCATTAACACTGATTATCAGAGACTGAAGCTGGGATGTGATCACGCCCTGGGAGTCATTTAGTTTTGTTAACATGTTTTCTTCTCGACCTGTTAGAAGCCTAGCGACAACTGAGACTTGTGTTCTCGGAAGAATGCAGGTTATTGTCCCGTCGCCATTATCTGTAACCTCTAAATCATCTCTTGTTTTTCCATGAAAGATATTAGCTGCGTTTAAATCAAATCCATAGTCTTGCTTTGTTTCACAAGAAGGGCATTGAACACTGGTTTTGTAATCGTTACCATAGCCAGAGACTCTAGCAGCGATAATGATTGCATTGCGATCACCAATGAGCAATGTAGAAGGGTTGATCGCCTTGTTCACGATAAGGCTTTCGATTAGCTTATCAAGTGCTACGCCTTTCTTTAGGAGTGTTCTCGAAGTGAGAATGTCCTCTTCTTTAGCAGTCATTTGCTTGATTTCGATAGAGTCTTGTCCGTGTAACGGATGTCCCTGTGCATAAAACCGCCCTTGTGAGGGCAGATCCACAAACTCTGTGGGGACTACGAACGAGAAACCCCCGCCACCCTGTTGGGGTGGAGGGCTCGTGTCAGGCTGTTGAGCGCCGCCTAGGCGATCCTGATTTCTTGACAATTTACACCTCGCGTTTAGTTATTGTCTTATTAGGCTTTGAAGAATTCGTTGCCACCGGAACCGTTGACAGCAGAAGAATTGTTGAGTGTCTCAACTCTTGCCCAGTCAAAGCGAAGTTCTACGGTTGTTGTAGAAAGGTCATCGCTTGTGTAGTCAAGGTCGTCTTGTTTTAGGCTTGTCATGAATGCGTTCCATAGGGTCCAAGACTCTACTGGGTTGCCGTCTCCATCAAGCTGGGTGATTAGAACGGTTCCAAGAGCGCCTGTAGCCTTTGCCTTAGAGACAGTGCCTAGGGAGTTGGCATCGGTCGGAGGGGTGTAGCCAGAAGCAACCACGATGTCAGCAAAAGTAGCAGTAACATCTGGGTCAACTGGATCCACTAAGGTAACTGTTGCTGTTTCCCAAGTTACATTTCCTGGGTAGTAAAAGGTGTGACCAAGGTATTTATGCTCAGCAGCATTTACGCTGAAGCTGGGCTTTGTGGCTGTTTTGGCGTACCAAAGGAGTGCGCCGCCTTGGGCTGCGTTGATTCCTTGGAACTCCACAGTAAAGCGATGTTTACGCTTTGGATCTTTTAGTGTTGTATCTTGACCGAAATTGGTTGACCAGAATGGCATTTGTTAAGTTCTCCTATGTTCACAAATAAGTAGTTGGTGGGGGCAAAAGCCCCCGTTTATCAATCGTCGAATGATGCGCCGGTAGAAGCTACCACAAAATCAATTGCGATGTATTCGATGGCGCGGGCTGGCTTGACCATGATCTTGGCATACATGATGTTCTGATCAACTAGGTCAGGGGTTGTTGTACTCTCATCGAGGATGAGGCGGTAATCAGAGATACCGAACTGAACCTTGACGTTGGCTAGGAATGGCTCGACTAGACCCTTGAAGCGGTTCCAAGTTGCCTGCACATTCTGCTCGAAGAGAATCTGTGTAGATAGGATGGAAATTTGCTTCTTGAGGTAGATGACTAGACGACGCACGTTGATGCGGTCTAGAGCAGATGGGCGCTCTTGTAAGGTCTTCTGACCGAACACCACGATGCCGGAGCTTGGGAAGCTAGCAATCGGGTTGATGCGAGCATCGTAGAGGGTGTCGCGGTCGCGAGAAGATAGGCGCTCAGTTACGTTTGTAACAGGAATTCCAGCAGCACCGTCTGATAGACCGCCTCGGTTAAAGCCTGCGGGAGCAAACCAGACCTGTGATGATCTCTCAGAGCTTGCTAGGACGCCCATCATAGCGATAGAGGGCGGAATCCATAGAAGCTGACCAGTCGGCTCGTCTTGAGTCTGAACCCAGGGGTAGAATGTAGCACCGTAAGAAGAGTCAATCTGACGTGTTCTTAGGGCGTTAGCAGCACCTTGTGGGGTTCCAACGACTCTTTCTTGCTTAGAATCAGCCTTACCTTCAGCGGCGGGCTTGTAGATGTTAGGTAGGTCGATGATAGCCATAGCGTCGGCACGCTCTTCACAGACATCAACCATTCTGGTTGTTAGTCCTGTGTTGGTAAGACCGGGGACGGCAAGGAGGTTCATGTCGATGAACTCTGGATCCGCTACTGTGTCGATTGCTCTCTTCATAGAGTTGTAAGCGTAGTTATCTAGATCGCTACCTCCATCCATTCCAGCGTTGTACATTGGGTCTGGCTTGGTGATGTCGAATCCGTCAAAGCCACCCCAGATTGGAGCAGTGAAGCGGTTGTAGCCGGCATCAAGCAAGGCTGAACTGTTCTGTTCTGCTGTGTAGCTTGTTCCTGCCACGCGAGAGCCAGAAGAGTAGTAAACGTTGCTGCCGCTAACTATGATGTCGTCCATTGTGAAAATGTAAGCATAGTCATCGCCGCCTGTGATTCCCGGCCACTGTCTGTGGGGGTCGGAGACACTCATGTCTGGGATGGTGCTTGCAGCAGTTCTTGTTGTCTGCATTCCAAAGTAGGCATTGCGTCTATCAGCGATGCCGCCATCTGAAGCAGAGTGGCGCAGTCTGACTGATGGCCAAACAAATGTTCCAGTGAACTGTCTTGTTCCAGATAGCATTCCTTGTGAGCCGTAGACAGAAGTTCTTAAGACCATTACGCTAGATAAGTCTTCAGTTCCAGTGAAGGCGACACCATCTACGCCGCCGTAGCGGGGGGCGCCGTAGTAACCGAACGGAAGTAGAGCAGCATCAGTTGCGCCAGCCTCTACGTCAGAGTTCATAACAACGTAGACGAATTTAGATAGGTTTCCGTAGTCTCCGTATTGCTTTAGTTCACGATCGGTCTCGCTCCACTCGTAGTAAGAGTCACCAATCTTTCTAGCAATAAAGTTGGGAGATGTGGGATCAAGTGTTAGGTTGTCGAATCTTTCGAGAACAGACACTCTTGCGTCTGTGTCTCTTAGGTTTCTTAGGACAACAGAGAAGGTTCCGTATTCAGAGGTCTTTGTGTTAGATGGGCGAACCTGCTCGATAGAGATCTTAACATTTTTGTTTAGCCACTCGTTGTGTCCGCGATCCTTCAAGTAGAAGAGCTTCTGAGCGTTGGCGGGATTGTAAGAACCCGGTAGACCGAGATCTTGACCGATGAACCAACCAGTTTCAGCCTTGAGTTCTGTTCTACCTGTCATGTCTGAAGGGGATGCGTCCGCGTTCTTTAGAGGAGCAATCATAGCAAACTTATCGCCGCTGAAGGTGTCTCTTATTTCTTGCTCGAATGTTTCTCCAAGCCAGTAAGCCTTTCTTGAGCCGCTGGGGTAGAAGCCAGTAGCCCCGAAGTTACCAACCTGTGGGTTAGTGTTAAAGACCTTGCGGATAAACTTATCAGAACTGTCATCAAAGTTAAAAGTAATCTTCTCATCGGAGATGCCCGCAACATTAGAAGTAACAAAGGCGGTAAAGTCGCCGGATGAATCTTGTGTGTAGACACCGCCAACTGAAGCACTTGTGTCTGTGCTCTGTGCTAAGGTTCCAGATAGGAGAACAGCAGAACCAGAATCTATGTACCAAGCTGCTGCTAATGTTCCTGTGCCCAATGTTGCAACAGAAGCAGAGCCGAAAATCCATAGACCGTAAGCGCCACCATTAGAGGCGAGGGCGGCACTCGGAGTATTTGTTGTCTTCCAACCATTCTCTCCACCAGTGGTGAAATTGTCATTCTGCTCGCCGGCAAGACGAACATAAGTAAGGGGCGCAACATTTGACTTAAGGAAAGCCTTAGCAGCGTAGGTGCCGTACATTGGAGACTGGTAGTTACCATCGCGATAAACATCACCGCCACCGTTTCCTGGGACTGTGTCTCCAAAGATTTCAACGAAATCGGAGTATGATTCGACCTTGATAGGTTGCATGGCGGGACCTCTTGCGGCACGACCAATAACTACTGGACCGATGGCGTCTGGTCTACGTGGGCGGAAAGAGTTATCAATCTCGTTGATAAACACACCGGGGGACACAAACTTAAAGCTTTTAACTGACATTCTAGAAACCTCTCTTTTGTAAAAATAATGCTAGATAGCATCGCTAATCATAGTTTAAATAGTAGTGTTGAATCCCAAAACACTTCAGGATGTGTCTAGTCCATTAAAAAGTTATCACTACCTGCTGGAACAACTGTTTCTCGCGGATAGGTTATTTCCACTATGCTCTCTTCTTTAGTCACAATGGGTCTGTCATCGCTATTACCTTCGCCAATTAAGTAGCCAAGAACTTTGATGGTTACTTCACTCGTGAACTGCCTCTCGTCTTCACCTAGATTGGCGACATTATTGGACTGGGCGAAACCCTGGTCGATGAACGCCTCATAAAGATGACCATTTCTGCGCATTATGAATGAATTTATCTGACCTGTTCTCGTCATAAAGGGCTGAGTGAGATCATTCATCTGCTGCTGATATTCTGTTTTGACTACTATTTTGTAATCAAGATTGACGTAGATTGGAATAGGAATAGACAAAGTTTCAATAACGACCTTTTTGTTTACTCTCGGGAAGTATTTCTGTCTATCCCCGGAAGTGTTTGTGCGTGTGTTACCGACTACTGCGAAGTTGCGAGTTTTATCTTGCTTTATTCTCTTGGCAATAGTCATTCGACCTGTTCTACCATTTCGTTTGTTAGAGAAAATCTGTGCCTGATAGCCGCCCTTTCTTGATGGATCTTTTGTTATTGCTGTTCTCTCGACTGTAACCACGGGAAGGGTGATAGCACCAGAGCTATGATCGTCGGGGACTCTGAGATCTCTGTTCTTTTTGATTTGAAATGCTCGCTCGGGGGTCTGCCACAAAACAGGCACGCGCTTGTAGCCTTCATTTGTTGTTGTGGTGAGATCTAGATCTTCTTTAATCCAAGACATCATCGCATAGTCTATGTCCTCTATGCGAGAACCTAGCATCCCTATCTCTTGTAGGGTGAAGTCTTTCTTATCTTCTGGTAGTTGTGCAAAATCAAAGTTATCAGGTAGCATCGAATAGTCCCTTGCGTGCTCTCTTGCATGTAGCAGAGATTTCAAATGTTTGGTTTACTTGACCGAATAATCTTCTTGCAGAAGATAAGCCCATAATCTCATAATAGAGATCTCCATAGAGAACAAAGTCTCCCTCACGGACAAATAGATTCTGATCTTCTGCGAGTCTGCGCTTGTGAAAGTGGACGGTGATCTTTGAAACATTATCCACTCCTACTGAATCTAGATAAGAGGTGTTGTCTTCATCAAACTTAACCAGGGCATAAACCCTTACAGGTGGTAAATAGGTTTTCTCTACTGCCTCACCATAAAGTTCGTGAAAGTTTGTTGCTTCAAGATCGATAGGATAGTAAAGGATCTGTTGTCCAATAACCTTTTCTACAAGTTCATCGTTGACTTGCTTTACAAGATCGCGTTCCTTCTTACCAAGAAAGAGTGGAGGAGGAGGCGATGCTGGTCTGGACCATTCGTTATCTGACATTTAATTATCCTACAAAGATGGGTAG